TATGAATAAACTTTATATGGAAAATGTCTGGTGTTTTGGTAAAGACACTTCTGTAGATTTGTTCAAAGACATCAGAGTGAATACGTTGGAGGCATTTTTTTGAACATTGCAACACCGGCAGACTTTGATGAAGTCTGGAATATATTTCAAAATAACAAAGAATGGTTTCCACATGTGTGGAACACAAAAATAAGGAAAAGAATAGAATTAGGTCAGTGCGTTTTACAAGATGGTGTGGTGATAACATTCCATCAAAATAACGCAACTAGGCCCATAGGTCGTGACACAGATGTAAAGGTCGAGCGTGATTCATACACGATTCACCAAATCGTTAACTCCGTAAAGGGTAATGGCAATGCGTCAAAGGTCATGAAAGAATTTTTTGATTGGACAGGACAAGATGTGTACCTGACTGTCAGAGAATCAAACCTTGCTGCAAACGCATTCTATAAAAAGATTGGTATGCAACCAGTAGGTTATATCAATTGGAGTGGGGGAAAAATGAGTGGTAGGGTTTGGAAATTTAAATCTTAAACAGTCCAGTAGGATAGGAGAAAAAAATGAAACAGCACTTTGATATTGAGCGTTCGCTCAGAGAAAATCCTCCATCATATCCAGATGGGGTAAATTTTAAAAAAAGAATTGTAACTAATAGAGAAAATCTGACTCGAAATAAACAGGCTAGACTATTGTTGACTCGCCCAGAAAATGTTGCTAAGATTAGACAGTCTTACGAAGTTAACGGATTTCTTTATGACCAGCCAGTACAGGTTGTTGAGGATAATAAAAAAGATTCTAGGAAGAAAGATATTTTGGGTGGGTATAATAGAGATGCCGCTCAAGAAGAATTGAACTGGGAAACTACCATTGTAGATGTAGTAGAATTTGACTCGCCTCGAGCTCGCAGGGAGTTTATCTATATTGACAATCACATTCTAAACCCAAGAACTGGTAATACTAGAGATGATATTCTTAAAGGCTTATCAGATGGAATTGCAGAAGGGTCTATAGATATTTCAGATGATGCCGATATTAAAAGTTTTATTTCTGTTGCTGCTGGAGATATGACAGAAGAACAACAGGAAAATATTTTTAATAGTTTTAGAAAAGAACACTCCCCATTCCAATCCATGCGACCTTTCATTGCTAGAACTGCAGCCGCTTGGTTAAAAGAAAATGGATACCAACATCAAGGTGTAAAAAATCGCAATGTTGATGGTATCGCATATGCAAGACCTACAGGATTCAGCAAGGGTGCGTTTTGGGATGGATTAGAACTCTCTAGAAAAAAAAGTGTTGACAGATATACTTCTGTAACTATCTATGGTTATATTGAAAGTCCTAAACCATCTCAGCTTCAGGCCGACAGAAAGGCATGGTTAAAAGAATTTTCAAAAATGAATTCTAAAGTTAAAGAGATTTGTCAATATGCTATGACTTTAGATACTCAAGAAGTAAATGAAAAAGTAATTTCCGTATTTAAGTTTGGTGGATTTCTTCCACAAAATATTGGCCTAAATAGTCACGGACAAGTTGAAGAAACAGGGTTGGTTGATGAGTTCGGCAATCCATTTATTGGAGAATAGTTATGAATGATTTTTTAAAAGATGTAATTAAAACAACTGGTAATGAGTATGCACAACTTGTAGCTGAAGGTGTTGAAGCTGGTGATGTAGATACTTTTATCGACACTGGTTCATATATTTTTAACGCACTCTTATCGGGTTCGGTACATGGTGGTTTACCAGCAAACAAAATTACAGCACTTGCTGGTGAGTCTGCAACAGGTAAGACATTTTTCCTTATGGGTATATGTAAACATTTTCTTGATGCAAATCCAGAGGGTGGTGTGGTGTACTTTGAGTCTGAAAGTGCAATCACAAAACAGATGGTAATTGATCGTGGTATTGACCCTGAGAGAATGGTAATACTTCCAGTGACCACTGTTCAAGAATTTCGTACACAATCACTCAAAGTCCTTGAAAGGTATCTTCAGCAGGACACAGACGTTCGTAGACCAATGTTTATGTGTTTAGACTCATTAGGTATGTTATCAACAACAAAAGAGGTTGAGGACACAGCTGAGGGGAAAGAAACAAGGGATATGACACGAGCACAAGTTCTCAAGGCTGCATTTCGTGTATTGACTTTGAAATTAGGTAAGGCAAAAGTTCCAATGGTGATTACAAATCATACTTATGATTCTATGGGTTCAATGTTTCCTACCAAAGAAATGGGTGGTGGTTCTGGATTGAAATATGCAGCTTCGTCTATCGTGTTCTTATCAAAGAAAAAAGATAAAGATGGTAGTGAAGTGGTTGGTAATATTATTCACTGTAAAAATCATAAATCAAGAATGACAAAAGAAAATAAAATGGTTGATGTTCGATTGAATTATGATGCTGGTCTAGATCGTTACTATGGTTTATTAGACCTTGCAGAAAAATATGATATATTTAAAAAAGTATCAACTCGTTATGAAATGCCAGATGGGTCAAAAATCTATGGTAAAACAATCATGGAAAATCCAGAAAAGTATTTTACTGATGATATTATGAAGCAGTTAAACGTGGCTGCACAAAAGGAGTTTAAGTATGGAAGTTCAACACAATAAAGATTATGTGTTCGTAGAATCACCAAGTCATGATGTGACTTGCATAGGTATCAACGAAGGTAAATATGCTGGTGTTGTACTTAAATATGGTAAGGTATCAATTGGAGAAGAAAATGAAGATGGTACTTTACCTTTTCAGTTTGAGTATGATATAATTGAAAACAATGGAATACCTAGAGAAGAATTTGGAGATGACTTCTTTAGTTTAGCTGGTGATATTTTAGTTGACATAATAGGCACAAAGGAGAACGATTTTGCCACCAACGATTGAGAGAACAGCGTTATCTAATCTTGTTACAAATGAGGACTATGCCCGTAGGGTTCTTCCTTTTCTAAAAGGCGAGTATTTTGATATTCGTGAAGAACGAGTTGTCTTTGAGGAAATCAACAAGTTCGTAGAAAAATATAATAAGATTCCTACATCAACGACTTTAGAAATTGAAGTTTCACATCGTAAAGATTTAAATGAAACTGAACATCAAAGAGTCATAGAAATCATACAAACATTAAGTGAAAAGAGTGTTGATCTAAACTGGTTGATTGATGTCACTGAAAAGTTTTGTAAAGACAAAGCAGTTTACAATGCTATTGTTGAAGGTGTCTCTATCATTGATGGTAAAGATAAACAAAGAACACCTGAGTCCATTCCAACAATTTTATCTGATGCTCTTGCTGTATCGTTTGATAGTAGTGTCGGTCATGATTATATGGAAGATGCTGAAAAACGATATGAGTTCTATCACAAAAAAGAAGAACGTATTCCATTTGACTTAGAGTTTTTTAATAAGATTACAAAGGGTGGACTTCCACCAAAAACTTTGAACATTGTTCTTGCTGGAACTGGTGTTGGTAAATCTTTATTCATGTGTCACATGGCAGCTAACTGCATGTCTCAAGGTAAGAATGTTTTATATATTACTCTAGAAATGTCAGAGGAACGTATTGCAGAACGTATTGATGCAAATCTAATGAATATATCTATGGAAGATTTACATAATCTACCTAAAAAAATGTTTGAGGATAAGATTGCAAAAATACAGAAAAAGACCACAGGACAGTTAATTGTTAAAGAGTATCCAACTGCATCTGCAAACAGTAGTCACTTTCGTGGTCTAATTAAAGAACTTGCTCTTAAACGATCTATCAAACCAGATATTATCTTTATTGATTATCTAAACATTTGTGCTTCAAGTCGTTATCGTGCTGCTTCAAATGTAAACTCTTACATGGTTATTAAGGCAATTGCAGAAGAATTAAGAGGCTTGGCAGTCGAATGTAATGTTCCAGTGGTAAGTGCAACGCAGACAACACGAAGTGGATTTAGTTCCTCAGATATTGATTTAACTGACACTTCTGAGAGTTTTGGTTTACCTGCAACTGCTGATTTGATGTTTGCACTTATATCGTCAGAGGAACTTGAGGAATTGAAACAAATTCAAGTCAAACAGTTGAAAAATCGTTACAATGACCCAACCATGAATAAACGATTTATTATTGGTGTAGACAGATCAAAGATGAAACTCTATGATGTAGATTCCAATTCAACACAAAGTGAAATCACAGATAGTGGTCAAGACAACGGGCCAGTTTTTGATAACACAGATTTTGGAAAGGGCGATAAGTACGACAAGTTCTCTACATTCAAAGTATAAATAATTAATTACTTATCTTTAATTGGGAACTTGGTATGTCATTAAAATACGCAATGAAGCAGCTAAGACCTGCTCGCACTCAAAAAGTAGATCTACAAGAAAAGGTTCAGTCGTTCTTGACTGAGGCCACTATGTCAGCTAGAGATTTTTTTAGTAGAGATAATCAACAACAATTTGTAAAAAAAGCAATAGCTGGAGAACTCATTGGAACAGATGGTAAAAAGTTTAAAAAAATCCCTGCTAATGATAAAGAATTAGTTGCATTTTCAAAGCTTAAAGTCAACGTAAAACCAGATACAGCAAAAGATAAAAAAGTTCTGAACGATTTAATAGTCAAACACTTTGGTAAAATGAGTAATATAGAAAAGGGTGCAAATGGGTTTAGTGGAGGTAAAACAGGTGGTGATAGTTCTAAAGACCCTAGTGGAGCAGAGTGGGAAGATATAATAGTTCATCAATATAATAAGTTATTAGGTAATGAGAATTTTGATAAAAAAGCTAAAGAGTCAGCAGAAAAATTCTATCCAACATATGAAGAAATTGGTAAAAAAATTGCAACAAATTTTAAAGCAAAGTTAAAAGCAAATGAAATGATACAGTTTGGTGCTGGTAAAAGTAAAACAAACTTATCTGATTTTTGGATATCAAAAGGTGGTACAGATGGAACACCAAAAACTGACATGTATTCAGAAAAATATAATATTAGTTTAAAGAAAAAGGGTGGTTCACAACTTGCTTCTGGTGCAAAAGGGGAAACTCTTGCTATGTATTCAGCAGCATTAGAATATCTTGGTACTGATAAATCAGGTCTAAAACAATTAAAAAACATACAAAAAGAAATAGAGAAAAACTTTGTCAAAATATCAACAAAGTATACTAAAGGTAAATTAGAAGATATGTCTAAAGCAAGTAAAAAGAATCTAAGTGCGAAGGACAAAAAAGATGTTGCTCAATTTATTACAACAGAAAAATTTCATAAAGAATTAAATGAAAAAATAAAAGAACATCTAAACTTTGAAAAAAATCCAGAGTTTGTGACATTTCTTATTTATGAAGCAATGTCTGGTGGTAAAAAGTTTTCTTTACAGAAAGCAAGAGCAAGTGTATGTGTGGAGTTTGATGCTAACAATGGACAAATATCTAAATTTATTCCTGTAACTAAAGATGGGAAAAATAAATTTACAGAGATGCCTAGTATTTCACCAGAGGTAAAAGATTATGCATCTAAAGTTAAAATTTATTCAGCTTGGAAATCTGGTTCAGGTACTCCATATTCTTCATTAAGAATTAGTTCTGTCTTTGGTGAAGAAGAAGAAACTTTACAAAGTATTGTAAAAGAGGTGGTGAGAAAAGATATTATAGCAAATGCTGTATTAAAAGAAGAATTAGAACAGTTAGATGAGTTTGCTATCATAGATAAAGTTTTTAATAAACTAAAAGATGTTGGTAGGAATGCTATTAATTGGGTAAAGAACTTAATAAAAAAAATAATAACGAAAGTAAAAGAAGCATTTGAAAAAATAGCTAAAATGGGTAAAAAAATGTTTGAAGGATTATTTAAATTTTTGAACATACAATTAGATTCAAAAACTAAAATAACATATCCATCTGAAATAAATGGATTCGTGTATGGAATGAAAGACTAATGAATAGTCTTGCAGAACACTTTTTACTCGCAGAACAGGCTGGTAAAAATCTTCACATGGAACACATAGAAGATGAGATACTTAACTTTGGTGTTGATGGTGGTCGAGGTTCAATAAACTTTTTACGTTCACTTAGAGACATGCTTGCTGGTGCAAGTCGGTCATCAGTTAACATGACAGTAAAGTGGGATGGAGCTCCTGCTATTTTTGCTGGTACAGACCCAGCTGATGGTAAATTTTTTGTTGCAAAAAAGTCTGTATTTAATGTCACTCCTAAACTATATAAAACAGAAGCAGAGATAAATGAAGATTTGTCTGGTGATCTAGCAGATAAATTTAAAGTAGCACTCACTGAGTTTTCCAAACTGAATATAAAAGGTGTCCTTCAAGGAGACCTCATGTTTACTGATTTAGAAACAGAGAAAATTGATGGTAAATCATATTACACTTTTCAGCCTAATACTATCGTTTATGCTGTTCCTGTCGATAGTGTTCTTGGCAAAAGATTCAGCAAGGCAAAAATTGGTGTGGTTTGGCACACGACATATACAGGTGATGAATTACAGAGTATGAAAGCATCATTCGGTGCTGATATATCAAAACTTAAAAAAACAAATAATGTGTGGATGGATGATGCAACATATAAAGATGTATCAGGTAAAGCCACAATGACCACAAAAGAAACAGAGGAAGTTACCTCTGATCTATCAAATGCTGGAAAAACTTTTCGTACAATTAATTCAACAAAACTTAAAAAGTTTCTTAATCTACAAAACTCACTTACAGGTAAATTAATTGGTGCTTCATTTAAAACATATCAAAATGCAAACATACGAAAGGGTCAGTCAATTGGTAATCCTACAAAATTTGCACAGGACTATCTTACACATGTAAGAGTTCACTTTGATAAAGAAATCAGTAAACTTAAAAGAGATGATAGTAAAGAAAAACTAGAGAATAAAAAGAACGAATATCTAAGAGAGTTTAAAAAAGAAATGAGAAATTTAATTAATCTTGTTTCATTCATAAAACATGTCACTGATGCAAAACTAAAGATAGTTAAAAAACTAAATAGTGTGAAGGGTCTAACAGACACCTTTATACGAACTGACAATGGCTACAAAGTAACAAATCCCGAAGGATATGTTGCAATAGATAGAGCCACTGGTGGAGCAGTTAAATTAGTTGATCGTATGGAGTTTAGTTTTAATAACTTCACTGCAATCAAGGCATGGGACAAATGAGATGAAAAGATTTAAGACTTTTTCTTCGTCTGAGATAGTCGAAGTAACT